CCATTCAAAAGGGGAAACTTCGGTTTCCCCTTTTTTTATCTGTATAAATAATAGTATGGTACAGATAAATTCATTAAGCAGACAACCCACTGAACTAGATTACGCAGACCCAACCAAGTTTAAGTTCAGTATCAACAAATTACCGTTAGTAGAATTCTTTACTACTGCGGCGAACTTGCCTGGCGTTAACCTTGGTGAGTCAATCTTCCCAACCCCACTAAAACAAATTCCTGTCATGGGTGATGACCTTACTTTTGACAATCTAGAGATTACATTTCTAGTGGATGAGAAACTTGCAAACTATATTGAGTTACATAATTGGTTGGTAGGTATTGGTTTCCCCAAGTCAAGAGGACAGTTTACAAATTTCAAGTCAGATAATTCGGATGCATTTCCAACTCAACCAGCGGCCAAAGGCGCACCGTCTGGTGTACAGGCAATGTATGGTGATGCAACATTAACAATTATGTCTGCAAAGAACAATCCAGTAGTAGAGGCAAGATTCCAAGACGTATATCCTGTCGCACTTAGTGGACTTGCATATAATCAACAAGAGGGTGACGTAACGTATTTGACAGCAACTTGTACATTCACATACAAACTGTATGAGTTACATACATTATAAATAGGTTAGGATGAGGTTCAAAACCCTTGAACACCTACCATAGACCTAAACGGTCAATATATCTAACGCAAGGAAGATATGCAATCTCATCCCTTTGATTTGAAGGATACATTATGAACTTAGAAGAACTACAAGAAATGTCCGCCAAGGACTTAAAGATAGATGACCAACAACTGGACATCGAATCACTCAAAACGCCAGAACTCTATGGCAAATATCTCAAAATATTTACACGTTGGAACTTGTTACTAAAACAAGTAGAATCTAAACATCGTATTCTCTACAGACAGAAGTGGGAGTATTATGGTGGCAAGGCCGACCCAGATGTTTACAAAGAAAAACCCTTAGACTTAAAAATACTAAAACAAGATGTTCCTATTTACCTAGAGGGTGATGAGGAATTGATTGAATCGCAACACGCAGTGGAATATCACAAGGCAATGTGTGACCATGCAGAGAAGATGTGCAAGATGTTAAACAATCGTGGATTCCAAATCAAGAATGCAATTGATTGGAAACGGTTCATGGAAGGTTCAATATGAGATATGGTAGTCCACATATCACAGAACGTATTGGTGGAATAACACTTTCACAAACACTGAAACACGTTGGTAAAGAATTACAAGATGCAAAGATTGTAGGTGCAAGTGGTCATGTTTCCAGAAGCACCAAGATTGCATGGATTAAGGATAAGGAAATCCTATCTACATTTATGACATATGCACAGGCGGCCAATAAGAACGCTGGATGGAATTTTAATATTGACATGATTGAACCTTTACAGTATGCAGAGTATTCAGTTGAAGACGAATTCGGTTGGCACGTTGACCAACACAATATACCTTACAAAGATGGTAGAGTTAGAAAGATTAGTTTTTCAGTATTCCTCAATGATGATTTTGAGGGTGGTGAGTTTGATATAGAAACAGGAAACCCAAGAGAGAACCCAAGGTACACAACAATCAAAGGGAAACCAAATCATGCGTTCTTCTTTCAGTCAGATTACTGGCACAGAGTAAGACCAATCACCAAAGGTGTACGCAAGAGTTTAGTTGGATGGGTTCTTGGCCCTATGTTTAGATGATTATATCAAAGAAGAATGACGTATATCTAACTGTAGAAACTGACAAAGGTATCGCAAGAGAACTTTCAGATTTCTTCACGTTTGAAGTGCCGGGCGCTAAGTTCATGCCACAGTATCGCAATCGTATGTGGGATGGAAAGATACGCCTGTTCTCAATACAAACTGGTGAAATATATTTTGGATTATTATCTTACATTGAAGAGTTTGCAAAACGCAACGACATAGAAATTGAATATAAGGAAGGAGTGAAAGATGATGAACAACTTGGAGCCACCGAATTGGGTGAATTTATTGGAAGAGTGTCACCTCAGTCCAAAGGAACAACTATACAGGTTCGTGATTACCAGATGGCCGCACTGGATTATGCAATCAGAAACAATCGCAGTCTCTTGCTTAGTCCTACTGCTAGCGGTAAATCGTTAATCATTTATATCCTATCTGTCTGGTATGCAGCCAAGACAGAGAGTAATATTCTCATTCTTGTTCCAACAACATCACTGGTAGAACAGATGCATTCCGACTTTCTTGATTATGGATTCAAAGAATCTATGATGCAAAAGATATATCAAGGTCACTCAAAGAACATTACGAAACCCATCACAATATCCACATGGCAATCAGTTTACAAGATGCAAAAGAAATGGTTTGACCAGTTTAGTACAATTCTTGGTGATGAGGTTCACATATTTAAATCAAAATCACTTACAGGTATTATGAACAAGATGGTTAACTGTAAGTACCGTCATGGGTTCACAGGCACCCTAGATGGAACGCAAACACATAGGTTGGTACTAGAGGGCCTCTTTGGTTCAGTAAACAAAGTAACGTCTACAAAAGAACTGATGGACAGTGATACACTTGCAAAACTCAAAGTTGAGTGTATTGTTCTGCGTTATCCAGATGCAGATTGCAAATACATGAAAGACCTATCGTATCAAGATGAAGTTGACTTGATTGTTCGTGATGAACGTAGAAATAAATTCATCGTAGACTTGACAAAACACTTGACAGGTAATACATTAGTACTATTCCAGTTTGTTGAAAAGCATGGTGACGTATTACACACAATGATAAATAAATCTTTAGACAACAGGAAGGTGTTTTACGTTTATGGTGGAACAGACACACAGACGAGAGAAGAGATTCGCTCAATTACTGAAAACGAGAAGGATGCGGTCATCGTTGCATCGTATGGTACTTTTTCTACTGGTATCAATATTCGTAATCTTCACAACATCGTGTTCGCTTCACCGTCCAAAAGTAGAATTAGAGTCTTGCAATCCGTGGGCCGTGCGTTGCGAATTGGTGACAATAAAAACTCAGCTCGATTGGTAGATATCGCTGATGATTTTACCCACAAAGGAAAACAGAATTTCACTTTAAGGCATTTTATGGAACGAATAAATATATACAATGAGGAAGAGTTTGATTATGATATTAAACAAATCTCTATAGACAAAGGGTAAAGATGGAACAACAAACAAAAGTCTTAAAACTATCTAATGGAGAAGAGATTATAACAGTGATTACGTCTGCTGATAAGAGTAGACCTTACATAGAAGTGACCAATCCATTACAAGTTAATTTATACCCCAAGGCCCTAGATGGCGGTCTTGTGGAAAGTATGGCGTTATCACGTTGGTTGACTGTAAGTGAAACACAGATTGCCAATGTAAATAAAAATAGTATTATCGCAATCTCAGATGCATCAATCGGACTTGTTCGGTTTTATGAACATTGTGTAAAGAAGATGACTCTGAGCGCTGAGGGTAGACATTGGGAAGAACCTACGGATGAGGATTTGGATAGGATTGCTGAAGAGGAATCTGAAAACATCATTCCATTTCCAGACCCTAGTAAGACAATACATTAACTCATTCTCAAACCCTACATAGGGATAATACCGTCTTGTCAAGGAGAAGTCAAGACATTTTTGAAATATATTTACTCCTTGACATTCTATGTGTCGTTTGGTATATTGTATCTAATTAATGGGAAAGACTCATGGCAGTAGACAAAAAGAAAAAACCACATTATGTAAATAACAAAGAGTTTTTACAAGCCATGATAGAATGGAATGACCGTTGCAAACAGGCGAAAAAAGAGGGTAAACCACAACCACCAATCACAAACTATATTGGTGAGTGTTTTCTAAAGATTGCAAATCATCTATCCTATCGTCCTAATTTTATTAACTATACATATCGTGAAGAAATGATTAGTGATGGTATTGAGAATTGTCTACAGTATGTACATAACTTTAATCCAGAGAAATCGGATAATCCTTTTGCATATTTTACACAAATTATATACTATGCGTTTATTCGTAGAATTCAAAAAGAAAA